TTTGCTAATTCTATTCAATCGATTGTTATTCCACCAAAATAACGAAAGGAGGATTTTTCAATGGTTAAATGGCAAGCGACACTAAGCACCACGGAACCATACAATTACATTGGTATTCAAAATGTACGACAAGGAAACCGAAATACCGAGGTTCTAGAAGCTATATTAGTTGAAAATGCTTTGCCACTTGATTTAACAGGTTGCGAAGTATTTTTTGAATCAGTTATTGATAATAAATATCCGATTCAACGAGCAGCAAAAATTGCGAATGCCAAAAAAGGGATTATCCAGTATACCTTTGATGAGTATTCTATGCAGTCATTGCACAGACAGGAAGCATATTTCAGTATTCATAAAGGCGACAATCTAATTGGCTCAACGCAGAACTTTTCTTACTTTGTTGTGAATGCAGCTTCTAAAACAGAAGGTGAAATGGGTTCGTATTGGCAATCAATAGAAGATTTAATTGCAGACATGACCGCTTTTATCAATGAAAACAAAGGTGACTTCACAGCATGGATGAACGCCAGAAAAGAAGAGTTTGAAAAGTGGCGCAAACATCAACAAGATACGTTTGAAGCTTGGCGAAACGGCCAAGAATCAGATTATCTAATGTGGTTTGAATCAATTAAGGATATTTTAAAAACTGTTGATCCAGGCGGTACAATGCTAGCCGAATTAATGGATGCACGTGTAGATATACAAGGAGTTCGCCACAATTCACTTTCTGAACGTTTATTGGCTGATATGGATTATTTGTATCGTCGGTTAGAAGAACGGCTATACACCATCAAATTTGGTAATGTAAACACGTTGGAAATTTTAGAGGATGATTCATTTTCTAAGAATCATGAAGCAGAAGTTGTCGGAACAGTCAATTTTCCAATAGAAGAAGGGGCGCTAATCATAGCGACAGTTGATGATCCGAAACAAAATGTTTTTACGATTGAAGGTGTAGACAATGGTTGATGCTAAAAGAATGATGGAAACTGATGAAAATGGTATTAAACGTCAGTTTTTTCCTATTACACATTTTTCAGCAATCCTTGGTTTATCAGAGATAATGAACGGACAGGCTAAAGTTCTATCTGTCAATGGAAAAACTGGAGCAGTGATTATTACACGTGCAGACTTAGATTTGCCAAGCGATGGGATTATGATATCACAACAAGAATATGACAAAATGTTAAAAATCATAGCCGATTATGATGCTGGGGAACTCGGTGGCTCTTCTGTGGAGTTTGAAAAAGTAAAAGGAGATGAAGAATTAAATGCCTGATTTATATGTAGTAAAAAAAGACGGTGTAGCTATTGATATACAAACTAGTACAACTGGTGTTGTAGGTCTAAACGAATTTGTAGATGCAAAACTTGGTGATGCAGGTGCAGGAACAGTATCCTCGGTGAATGGCAAAGTAGGAGAAGTTGTATTGAATGCTGTTGATGTAAAAGCGTTGCCTGATACGACTATCATTCCAACACTTCCCGGCAATGCTACTGCTGAAAAAGCCGGTTTAATGTCAAAAACGGATAAAGCAAAACTGGACGCATTACCAGTTTTTACATTTGAAAAGGTAGGTGAAGCATAATGGCAGATATTGTTCAGTTAAAAGAAAACGGCGTCGTTAAGTACATGAAAACACACGCAGATGCCATTGATGGCGTTGAAGGAAAATTAGTGAAAGCTGTAGGTAATGAGACGGTGTTAGGTACTAAAAATTTTCAAGATGGCGTTCAAATAGGAGGTAAGGTAGTCACTGCTGATAGAATTTGGCGGACTGCTTATGAAAATTGGGGCGAGGGATTTTATTGTGCTGCTTCTGAAAATCGTGATCTTGGTGAATTTTCTAAAATCAGTCAAGTTATTCTATTGATCGGTCGCTATACTGGCGCAGGAAACGATGAACGGTACGCCTATTCTGAACATAGTTTTAATTTCCCCCAAACTCGTTTAGGCACTTTCTTTTACCAACCGTTAATTTCTTATGATGGTGGTTCAGCAGCATCTTCTATTCCTGAAGTAGCTTTAAAGAAAATTAAATTTGCAAATGTTAGTGGGCGTTTAAGATTGCAAGGAGACGACTATAATTCAACAAATAGTCGTTCAAAAGGATATACCGTTAAAGCAGTTTACGTTTTAGAAAAAGCATAATTGGAGATGACATAGATGAAAACAATTTATAAAGTTTTATATCCAGTAGGGTTTGAAGCCCAAGAAGTTAACGACACATATTCGGTAGTTTTACCATTTGTTGATGAACAACCGCTAGAAGGGTTAGCCAATGAGCAGTCACAATTTTTTAACTTTGAAGAAAGTAAGTGGGAAGAAGCTGTAACACAAGATTATTCCAAAAAATTGAGTTTGTTGGAAAATCTATCTGCTAGTTTACAAGTAGACAATTCGGCTTTAAAACAAGCAAACGAAGAACTTGCTGCTAAAGCAGAGTTACTAGCACAAATCAATTCTAAAACAATGCTTACTTCACTTCAAAATACAAAAGAAATTGATGCTATTAAAGAACAAATCGGAGGTGCAGAATAATGTATTCATACGATGACATTAAGCTAATGTTTGACTGGGGGCTGTTTACTCCTGAACAGGTCGCAGAATTTGTACCTAGTTGTATTACAGAAGAGGAATTTACTAAAATGACAGGAAAACCGTTTAGCAAAAGCTAGGCGGTTTTTTTGTTAAAGGGATGGAGACGATAATTTGAAAGATGAGCCTTTAATTGAAATCGTCGATCGTTTGGCACGCATTGAGACAAAGTTGGATAATCATGAACAATTAAGAGAGAAAGCAGATATAGCACTCTCAATGGCCAAAAACAATGAAGGCGATATTGCGGAAATAAAAGAGAATCAAAAGTGGACGTGGCGAACAATTGCGGGAATCGGGGTTTCTGTTGCTGTTTACTTAATCACGAAATACTTAGGAGGAATTTGAAAATGATACTACCAGACAAGTATTACAAAATCATCAAATGGGGAGTACTTACTGTACTACCAGCTAGTTCTGTTTTAGTAGCAACGTTAGGCAAAGCCTACGGTTGGCAACAAACAGATATGGCTGTTTTAACTATCAATGCCATTGCAACTTTTTTAGGAGTAGTAACAGGTGTATCAGCATATAATTTAAAAGACAAGGAGTAAACGAATGAAAAAGAAAATTTTAGTTAGAGTGTTAATCGCTCTATTTTTTATGCCTTTAAATGTATTTGCTGCTAAAGGCGATCAAGGTGTTGATTGGGCGATTTATCAAGGCGAACAAGGTCGTTTTGGTTATGCTCATGATAAATTCGCTATTGCTCAAATTGGCGGCTATAATGCTAGTGGTATTTACGAGCAGTATACTTATAAAACGCAAGTAGCAAGTGCCATTGCTCAAGGAAAACGAGCGCACACTTATATTTGGTACGACACGTTCGGTAGCATGGACATTGCCAAAACGACAATGGATTATTTCTTGCCACGCATCCAAACGCCTAAAAATTCCATTGTTGCATTAGATTTTGAACATGGAGCTAGTCCTGATGTAAACGCAAATACAGAAACGATTTTGTATGGTATGCGCCGTATCAAACAAGCAGGATATACACCAATGTATTACAGCTACAAGCCTTTTACGTTGCAATACGTTGATTATCAACGAATCATCAAAGAGTTTCCTAATTCTTTATGGATTGCTGCATATCCTAGTTATGAGGTGACACCAAGTCCATTGTATAACTATTTTCCAAGTATGGATGGTATTGCAATTTGGCAATTTACATCTACTTATATTGCTGGTGGGTTAGATGGTAACGTAGACTTAACAGGTATCACTGATAATGGCTACACAGATACCAATAAACCAGAAACGGACACGCCAGCAACAGATGCAGGTGAAGAAATCGAAAAAACACCGAATTCTGATGTTAAAGTTGGCGATACGGTCAAAGTGAAATTTAACGTAGATGCATGGGCAACTGGCGAAGCTATTCCTCAGTGGGTTAAAGGCAACAGCTATAAAGTACAAGAAGTGACTGATAACAGAGTATTGCTTGGAGGTATCTTGTCATGGATCAGCAAAGGCAATATTGAATTATTACCAGATGCAGCAACAGTTCCTGATAAGCAACCAGAAGCAACACACGTAGTACAATACGGCGAAACATTATCAAGTATTGCTTACCAATACGGAACAGATTATCAAACGTTGGCGGCATTAAATGGATTGGCTAATCCAAATTTAATTTATCCTGGTCAAGTTTTGAAAGTAAATGGATCAGTAGTAAGCAATGTTTATACAGTTCAATACGGTGATAATTTATCAAATATTGCAGCCAAACTCGGCACTACTTATCAAGCCTTAGCTGCATTAAACGGATTAGCAAATCCTAACTTGATTTATCCTGGTCAAACATTGAATTATTAATAGCTTTAATATAAAATAAGGATACACTTATTTAAATTTCTCTCGAGTCGCCGTCCCCAAGGCGGCTCTTTTCAGGACCATTAGCTCAGTTGGTTAGAGCAAACGGCTCATAACCGTTCGGTCACAGGTTCGAGCCCTGTATGGTCCATAGCTAAAAAGGGCACGAAAAGGGCAAAAGTAGTAATACTTTGTCAGATTATGTTGTTTTTTATAAATTTTATTAGTATTATATAGCATTATAAATGCCTGTTTTACGGGCTTTTACAATTTTTGTGAAAATTGGACCAAATCCTTGGGATCCAATGGGCGCATTAGCATAAAACAGAAAAAGAAGGCCCCCGCCGTCATCGAGGGCATCAAAAAGACCATCCCTCACCCCGAGCCGACTCCGCAGGAATCTCAGAACCCGCAGCCTGCATGGCCCGAAATGCCTGTGCCGCAGATGCCCAAGGTGCCCCTCCTGCAGGGATACAACCCGCAGCATCTGCCGCCCGCCATCAAGATGCCGAGCGACCTGAGCCGCCCCGAGCCTGCCCACATCAAGATGCCGAGCGACCTGAGCCGTCCGGAGCCTGCGCCCATCAAGATGCCCACTCGAATCGAGGCAGAGGGGCAGCTACCCCCTGCAGGTCTAATCCCGCCGGACATTCTGCCCAAACCTGCAGATCTGCATACGCACATCGAAAAGGCTGTTACTCAGCCAATCATCGATCAGCTGCAGCTCCCTAACGCGGGTTCCGCGCTCAAGAATCCTCCAATCTTCGGAGCCAGGCAAGGCGGAGACTACGACGGCGTTGAGTCGCTCATTCCCATCCTGCCAGGCCAGAAGCCGGCACCCATGCTCCCGCCCAAGAGCATTGACCCCGGCTTCCTCGCACCAACTCCGCCCGAGAACATCGACCCCGGGTTTCGCGCCCCAGGCCCTCCCGAGGATCTGACTCCCCTCGAGGAGCGTGAACCCCTGATGGTCTAAACACCGAGTCTAAAAGCATCAATCTCAAGGACTCTGTATCTCAAAGACTCGGTGGAGGGTGGA